TATAGAGAAGCTGGCTGCTGTCATGGCTGCAAAACTTCTGGATGACAAGGGAGAGGCTTCCAAAATCTATCTCTACACTCCAATCATTCTCTGGCCTTCCCGTGGTTTTGACCTTTCAGCGATGACTGCGTATAGGGCAGCCTTCCGATGAAAATTAACGACAACAACCTTCTGCTCCTGGCGATTACCGGCCTTGTGTTTGCTCTCCTGGAGGCTTGTCCCTACATTCCTCCCAGGCAGCACTCAAGCTCTGAGGTTTCTTCTGCGGAAACAGCCAGAGTTGAACAGGAACGTAGAAGCCGTTGCAACGAAATGTACTTTGACGCAAACATACTGGACATGAGACAGTGGTGCGCCACGGATGTTACCCTTATCAGGCAAGCAGCCAGACAGGCTGCCTGCCAAACTGTGGAGAACTATGAACGACAGTGTTCAACAGATGACTAGACACAATGAGCGGCCAATAATCGTTCTCGACGGTTTCAATGTCTTTCTAAGGCATTACTTTGTCAACCAGGAGGTCAACTCAAGGAGCCAGCCGGTTGGTGGGGTTGTGGGCTTCTTGAAGCACATTGATCACCTTGTGACAACCTTCTCACCTGAAAAGGTCTTTGTTGTTTGGGAAAATGGCGGTCCCTGTCCAAGAAGGAAGAGAATTCTGCCATCCTACAAAGCAAATAGGGCCAAGATCAAAGAGGTGAAGAATATCCAGGCTGGCAAGGCTGGCTCAATTAAGGATGCCCTAGCCCTTGATGATGAAACAAGGATTCAACAGCTCACAATTCTTGCTCAGGTTTTGAAGGCCACACCAATATGTCAGGTGTTTGTGCCTGAGACCGAATGTGATGACGTTATCGCCTACATGGTAAAGACTAAGTTTGCCAAACTCAAGAATAAGAAGTTCATCGTGTCAAACGACAAGGACTTCTATCAGTTACTTGATGACCCAAACGTAAACATATACGACCCAGCCACACGAAGTCTGGTTGATGGCAAGAAGGTGCAGGAGAAGTTTGGAGTATCTGCCAGAAACTTCTGTATCGCTAAGACCCTGGCAGGAGACAATTCAGACAACATAGATGGTGTCCCTGGTGTAGGCTTTACAACCGCCGCTAAACGCTTTCCTAGCCTCTCTTCCGAGGACATGGACGTTGACATAGCCCAGGTGATTAAAGAGGCTACAGAGGCCAATAGGGGCACCAAGAAGCCACCCAAGGTGTATGCGGACGTAATGTCCTCAGAGAAGCTCCTGAGAAGAAACTGGGAGCTGATGTACCTGTCAGATTCCAATCTCAGCGCATCCCAGATAGCCAAGGTTGACTTCATTTTGGAGAGCCACGAACCACGAATGGACAAGCTGGCTCTGATCAAATCCATCACCGAAGCGGGCATAAATAGCTCGTTTGACTTTGATCGTTTTTCCTCGCAATTACGCAATTTCATTAGGTAATTTGTCATTGCAACTTTAAGGAGAGAAAACTCCGAGAGTATGCTGGAAGACCTTACTGACCGGAGTATTTATGAGAACCACTATGGCAGCAGATGACCGCACGACAGAGTCGAGCTCCCTAAGCTCGAACGTAAAGGCACTTCATTCTTTGCAAAACAATTCAACAGTCTCCACAAAACAGTTTCCGGCACGACCCAACAAAATAGCAGAGACATCGACAATGAAGTCAGAACTGACGTTCTCCTTTGACAAGAGTTTTCAGGAGAAGATTATCCAGGCAATGATCGTCGATCGAGTTTGGTCATCTCAGATTTCTGAGGTTCTAAACGTAGATTTCTTTGAGTATGGATACTTGAAGAAAATTGCATCCTCCTACCTCTCATACAATGAGAAGTACAAGGAATTTCCATCCCTGGAGTTGCTGGCTACCATGACAGCAACGGACCTAAAGAACCCTGCCGACTCTCTGATGAGAGGACAGGTACATGACTTCCTGATAAAGGTCTCCGAAAACAAGGACCTTGGTGACCTTGGGTATGTCAAGGACAAGGCCCTGGACTTTTGTAAGAGGGCAGGCCTACAGAAGGCTCTGGAACAGTCAATCGAGTACATTGAGACAGAGAAGTATGAGAAGGTCGTTGACATAATCAAGAGGGCCATCACGGCTGGAAATGAGCACTCTCCCGGCCTGGACCTATCAAGCGATGTTGATGCCCGCTACTCAGAAACCTTTCGTAGAACCGTTGGCACCGGAATCGGTCTTCTAGATCAAAAGAAGGTACTAAACGGTGGTCTTGGAGCTGGTGAGCTTGGAGTTGTCATAGCGCCCACTGGTGTAGGCAAGAGCCACGTTCTGGTTCACTTTGGAGCCCAGGCCCTTCTCCAGGGAAAGAATGTTCTTCACTACACCTTCGAGCTTAATGAGAGGGCTCTCGGAATTCGTTACGATTCACACTTTCTTGGAATTGACTCCACAGAGTGCTCAGAGCATAAGGAGTTGATCAGAAACTTCTACGCAGACAACTCAGAAACGCTTGGTAGGCTGCGTATCAAATACTACCCAACAGGTGGGGCCACCGTCAACACTCTCCGTGCCCACATCGACAAGTTGGCGGTAGATGGATTCATTCCAAACCTAATCATCATCGACTATGCTGGAATCATGCGAAGCACGGAGAAGTATGAGCTTCTGCGCCTTGAATTGAAGAAGATTTACGAAGAGCTTCGTGGATTTGCAAACGAAGTGGATGTTCCGGTGTGGACCGCCTCTCAGTCAAACAAGGAAGGTGCCGACAAGGACTATGTCGATCTTACCAACATGGCAGAGGCATATGGACAGGCACACGTAGCAGACTTTGTTCTCGGACTTTCCAGAAAGTCCACCAACAAGGCTACTGGCTATGGTAATCTCTTCATAGCCAAGAATAGAGCAGGCATCGACGGTTTGCAGTTCCAGATTCACCTAGATACTGCAAGATCGAAGCTTCGCATTCTAACAGAAGACGAAGTGTCCTCCATGACACAGGATTCAGAACTGCTGGAAGACGGCAATCTCAAAAACTTCTTCCGACAAAAAATCAGAGACTATCAGAGAAAATGAGACGAAAAGACCTGCTTCGGGAAGCCACATTCCTTAAGCAGGTCGAGTCTTTTGTACAGACTAACACGCAACTAAGGAGAATCATGGTTTCGCATAATGAAGCAATGCCGGTAGCACTTGAATATTTTGACGGCGACGAGCTAGCAGCCTCGGTATTCTTGTCCAAGTATGCCTTGACGACCCCGGATGGGGATATTCTAGAGTCATCGCCAGAGGCGATGCATCGCAGGCTCGCAAGAGAGTTTGCAAGAATTGAGGCAAGGTATACGGGAGGTCTATCCGAAGACCGTATCTATAACTTGCTGAAAAACTTCAAGTTCATCATCCCTCAGGGATCACCAATGGCCGGTATAGGGAATCCCTATCAGGTGGTTTCGCTGAGCAACTGTTTCGTCATTGACTCTCCTGCCGATTCCTTTGGTGGAATTATGAAGGCTGATCAGGAAGAGGCCCAGATAATGAAACGCCGTGGAGGGGTAGGGTTTGACATTTCTACCATCCGTCCTCGTGGTCTTCCAACAAGCAATGCTGCCAAGACAACCGATGGTATCGGAGTGTTCATGGAGCGTTTCTCTAATACGTGCAGAGAGGTTGCTCAGGGCGGGAGACGTGGAGCACTCATGCTCAGCATCTCCGTTCACCACCCAGAGATAAAGACGTTCATCAACATCAAGCGGGATCTCAAGAAGGTTACCGGGGCAAACATATCCATTCGCCTCACGGATGAATTCATGAATGCCGTGAAGAATGAAACAAATGTTCAGCTTCGCTGGCCGGTAGACTCCACGACGCCAAGCATTTCTCAGGTGGTAAGCGCAAAGGATCTGTGGACAGAAATTGTGGAAAGCGCCCATGCAAGCGCCGAGCCCGGACTTCTGTTCTGGGACACCATTGACCGCAGAACTCCCACTCACTGCTATCCAGAGTTCAAGTCAACATCGACAAATCCTTGCCAGCCAGAATGGGCGACGGTTCTTACTCCTGAGGGAATAAAGACTTTCAAGCAAATTGATGTTGGTTCGACTATTTGGTCTGGTAAGAGATGGACAAAGGTCACCAACAAGGTTATGACCGGAGTTAAGCCTGTCCTGGCCTATAAGACAAGAGCTGGCGTTTTCTATGGAACAGAAAATCACAGGGTTGTGTCTGATGGTGTAAAGATAGAGGTAGCCGAGGCAGATTCTATTGATGTCTGCGTTGGCTCTTTGTCCGATGAACAAAAGAAAGAATCCTTGGATTCTTTGGATATTATGGATGGATTGGTCTGGGGAGATGGCATGACTCACAAGGCGTCAAATTATTTGACTGTTTTGTTAGTAGGAAAAGATGACCAGTGCTATTTCCAAAGCGAAATAAAAGATTTGCTCATAGAGCCTCGTCCTGGGATTACCGAGGAAGCATGGTTGGTAAAAACAAGAAATGAACTTCTTCCAAAGACGTACAATCGGGAATTGTCTAGTGACTTTGTTGTTGACAGCACTTCCAGGCAGAAAAGAGGCTTCCTGAGAGGACTGTATTCAGCCAATGGCAGTGTTGTGGCAAACAGAGTGACACTTAAATCCTCATGCAAGAAATTGGTCGAGCAAGTACAACTAATGCTGTCTAGCCTTGGAATTTCTTCCTATTACACAGTCAACAAGTCGCATGATGTTGAATTCTCAAATGGCACATACGAATGTCGAGAAAGTTACGATCTAAACATCGGCGACCTCACAAGTAGAAAGCAGTTTTCTAGCTTGGTTGGCTTCATTCATCCATCCAAGACATCAAAGCTTCTTGGAACTCTTGATTGCGAACCATCCAGCAAGGGCCCTAAGAAAACCTATGACATTGTAGAAACAGAGCTTCTAGGGGAAGAAAGAGTCTGGGATATAACTGTCGAAGCTGACGAGCACACTTACTGGACAGGTGGCCTGTTGGTGAGTAATTGCGGGGAGATCGTGTTAAGCCCCTATGATAGTTGCAGACTTCTACTTGTTAACACAGTTAGTTTCGTAGAAGACCCCTTCACGCCAAATGCTAGGTTTGACTATGTCAAGTATGCCGAGGTCGTTCGTGACGCTCAAAGGCTTATGGATGACATTGTAGACCTTGAAGTTGAGAGCGTAGATAGAATTCTAGCTAAAATTGAAGCTGATCCTGAGCCCGAAGATGTAAAAGCTGTAGAGGTCAAACTCTGGAACAAGATTCGAGCGGCCTGCATTTCGGGCCGCCGAACCGGACTTGGTGTTACGGCTGTTGGAGACATGGTTGCGGCCATGAACGTAAGGTATGGCTCTGATGAGAGCGTTGACCTGATAGAGGAAGTTTATAAGCACCTTGCCCTTGGGGCCTATCGTTCTACTGTGGAGCTAGCCAAGGAGCGTGGTGCCTTTCCAGCATTTAACTATGAACTGGAAAAGAACCATGAGTTCCTCAACCAGATTATGGACCTAGACCCCGTTTTGCGGGCTGACTGGGAAAAGTATGGACGAAGAAACATTGCCCTGACCACGACAGCCCCAGCAGGCTCCGTTTCGGTACTTACCCAAACCACCTCTGGAATCGAACCAGCTTTCCTGCTGAACTATACGAGACGCAAGAAGATCAATCCCGCTGACAGGGACAAGATCGTTCCAGATTTCGTGGATGAGCTTGGAGATGCTTGGCAGGAGTTTACCGTATACCATCACTGGTTTAAGAAGTGGATGGATGTCACCGGAAAAGTCTCCCCTAGCGAGAGTCCGTACTACGGAGCTACATCAGCAGACATTGACTGGGTCAACAAAGTGAAGGCTCAGGCCGCTGCCCAGAAATGGATATGCCACAGCATTTCCAACACCACAAATGTTCCTAACAACACGTCGGTTGAGACGGTCAAGGACATTTACATGACCGGCTGGGAGACTGGATGCAAGGGTGTCACCATCTATCGTGATGGTTCTCGCTCTGGAGTTCTGGTATCTGCCGATGAAGGCAGCAAGTCGAAAGAAAAGAAGGGCGGCGAGCAGTCTTCTGACTTTGACATGCACCACGCACCAAAGCGTCCAAAGGAGCTTCCGTGTGAAATTCATACCATGACAGTAAACGGAGAGAAGTGGACTTTCTTCATTGGAAAGATGTCGGGTCTGCCGTATGAAATCATGGGCGGGCTATCAAAGTTCGTGAACATTCCTAGACGTGTAAAGACCGGGAAGATCATAAAGCATAACGGCCCTCAGAATCCAGTTGCAAGGTATGACCTTCACTATGACTTTGAGAAGGGGCCGGAGGACGAGGCAATCATCAAGGACATTACAAGCGTATTCGATAACGCTACCCACGCTGCCTTCACTCGCACAATTTCTCTAGCTCTTCGTCATGGGACTCCAGTCCAGTATATTGCCGAGCAAATACAGAAAGGTTCTGAGAAGGAGGACGATCTCTTCTCCTTTTCTAGGGCCATTGGAAGAGTGCTAAAGCAATACATCCAAGACGGAACGAAGGTTTCTTCTGACAAGAAATGCCCTGACTGTGGGGCTTCCGACCTTACCTATCAGGAAGGCTGCGCCACCTGCATTTCCTGCGGCTACAGCAAGTGTAAGTAACCAAGCAAATGCACCATAATCAAGGGAGAAGGGGTTAACGCCTCTTCTCCTTTTGTGCTATTATTTAAGCCTATGCTCTCACCTCAGATGCCGCCAGAGACGATAAAGATACGAGCCCTAAATCGTCAAAAGGAGCATGTGGCCACTACAAAGCCGCAGAATGCTTTGCAATTCCACAAGAATGAGCTAATGCATACTGCAAGTGGTAGGGTGTTTTCTCTGACGATACTTACCTCCACCACGAAGTCACCTTGGCTCACCATTGAAGTGGTAGATGGCCACAAGAAGAAGAGTTTGGTAGAGGTGTTTGATCGCTTTGCTGGAAAGGTGCAGTGCTCCTGCGAAGTCTTTACGCATGACCGCTCCAACTATTGCGTTCACATTGCCGCCATCGACAATGTCAAAAACAATAAGGCTTTGTTTGAAAAACAGGACAGGAAGGTCGGCGTATGGACCAAGTCCTACGCAAATAGAATCTCCCTACTGCCATTCTCCCTGAACAGCTACAAGGGCAGCCCCTTCACCTTCTATGACGCTGCAACAAAAACTATAACGACCTATGACGGCTCTCTGGGCAAGAGCGCAACGCCCGTGGATAGTGTCGCCGTAAAGACCTGCCGCAAGTTGTTTGCAACTGGCAAACTGCTTCTGCATGAACCTCCTGCAACAGAGCAGCTAGACCCATCCCAGCTTCCAGATGACGCTGGTCTTCTTCAGGAGGTCCAACTATACGACTACCAGAAGACCATATTTCAGAAGATGGTGCTTGCGAAGAGAGCAATTTGCTCTATGACAATGGGTGCTGGCAAGACGATCTCTACTATCTGCTGTTTTGCCTGGATTCAGAAGTATGATAAGCCCGATGCTCGACTTTTGGTTATTTGCCCAAAGAGCCTAAGATTACAATGGGGGAGTGAAATTAAGCGGGTTCTTGGACAGTCCAGTGTTCAGATTATGAAAGCAGAGGACCTCAAGAAGCCCGGAAACATCTTCATCACAACCTATCAGTACTTTACCAGACACGTAGAGGAGTTCGCAAAGGTTCAGAACTATGACTGTGCCATAGTGGACGAGATACAGTTTGTCAAGAATGCTGACACAAAGACTTGGCAGGCCATTAGTCAGCTTAAGACGGACTATTTCTATGGCCTGTCAGGAACGGTTATTGAGAACAGGCTCGACGACCTCTATTCCATTATGGAAATCATACATCCTGGTCTTCTTGGTCCTAAGTGGAAGTTCGATGAAACGTTTCAAAACCTCCTACTAATCTCCAAGACAAAGATTCTTTACAAGGGCACCAGGAATATCCCTATCCTTCAAAAGGAGCTAAAGAATCATGTGTTTTCCTATGATAATTTGCAGTTGCCAGACATCGAGCACAACTTCATTGACACGACGCTGACAAAGTCAGAAAAGGGTCAACATGACCTGTACATGGAAAAGGCCAAAGAGCTGATAGCCAAAAGCCTCAACGGTACACCGATGGCTTTTCATCGTCTAATGATACAGGCCTACTTGCTAAAGGCAAGACAGGCATGTAATGGTGAAGAGCTACTGAATAAGACACCATCTCAATACCCATCGGCCAAGGTCTCCAAGCTTTTGGAGATTGTCAACGACGTTTGCGTTGTGGCTGGAGAAAAGTTGGTTGTGTTCTCTGAGTGGACCGAGATGCTTGACATATGCAAGCGGTTTGTAACCGGTGTTGTTCCGGGGTTCGTATCGTACACTGGCAAGGAGAGTTCAAAGCAAAGAGCAGCGGCCCTCATCAAGTTTCAAACAGACCCTGACTGTAAAATCTTCTTCTCATCAGATGCGGGAGGTGTTGGTCTGGATGGTCTACAGCTTGTGGCAAACAACATACTGCACCTAGAGCTTCCATGGAACCCTTCAAGGCTTGACCAGAGAACGGGTAGGGTCTACAGGCTTCTTCAAACGAAGAACGTTAAAGTGTTCTACATCGTTTCAAACGGCGGAATTGAGCAACAGATCAAGAACCTTCTAACTGAGAAAAGATTGGTGAGGGAGATAACCCTCAAGGATCTGTCTATCTAGTTATTTCCATGAGCACTATTCACAAATTGCTAAACGAATTCGTCTCGCTCCTCGTAACAGAGACGTTGAGGGCGAAACTTACTGAGGCCCCGATAAAAAGGAAGATGCACATTCCTCTTCCTCAAGACCTTCTTGATATTTCAAAGCTTTTCCAGGGTGCTGGCAAGGAGTTCTTTCTGGTTGGCGGCTCGGTAAGAGACGCTCTCCTCGGTAAGGAACCAAAGGATTTGGATGTGGCTACAAATGCCACGCCAGACCAAGCCCAGGAGATTCTTTCCAAAGATCCATCCATCAAGGTCTTGGAGCTTGGTAAGGCCTTCGGTGTTATCAAGGCCTTAACCTCCGATGGCAATGAGTATGAGATTGCTACATTCCGCAAGGATCTTTCCGGTGGAAGACGACCGGATGCTGTAGAGTTCACAAGCATTGAACAAGACGTGGCCCGGCGGGATCTCACCATGAATGCCCTCTTCTATGACATAGAGAAGGGAGAGGTTGTTGACTTTGTTGGAGGAATGGATGACATTGAGAAAGGCATTGTACGAACGGTTGGAGATCCTAGCGAACGCTTCGGTGAAGACCGACTTAGGATCCTTCGAGCCCTTCGTTTTGCTGGTAGGCTTGGCACTAAGCTGGATGGAGCCACCGCAGCAGCGATTAAGGCGGATAACTCCCTGGCTCAAGTCTCAGGAGAAAGAATCCGAGACGAGTTCATCAAAGGAATAAAGAGCGCCAAGAGCGTCCCATACTTCCTGAGCATGATTTCTGAGTTTGGCCTTTGGACTCAGATTTTTCCTGGCCTCGCTGTAAACACCACAAAATTTGCTGAAACAAAGAACGTCCCGGTGCAGCTAGCTCTTCTTCTATCACCTAACAGAGATTGGAAGAAGCTAACCAACAGGATGAACGCTTCAAAGTATCCTGCTGATGAAGTCACTCAGGTTGGGTTCCTCAGCCTCTTCCAGGAGCTTTCCCCAGATTCGGCCTTCAAGCTCAAGAAGCTATTTAGGTCTTCAAAGCTTACCAACAAAGATCTGATGGAGTTTTCAAGGCTATCAGGTAAGCCCGACCTAAGACTGGTTTCTGCCTTTGTGAAATACACCCCAGCCGTTACTGGTGCCGAACTTCAGGCGCAGGGTTTCTCTGGTAGGGAATTGGGCCAGGAACAAGATCGACTAGAAACGCAAGCATTCAAGAAACTACTGCAAGGTAAGGCGTAATTATGATCAGCTACTCTGGAATTGTGTTGGACGAAAAGTCTCGTACGAAGCTGCTTGAAATCTTCAAGCCCACCTGGGAAGATGAAGATGGTTGGGAGACGATTGCCCATCACATGACCATTAAGATGGGTCCTCTTCCAGAGGATAGAAGAAACATGATAGGTTCACGTTTCACCATGCGTGTTGTTGCCTTTGCAGGCAACGACAAGGTGAAGGCGGTTGAGGTGGAGAGCCCCATAGACACCATCAATAAAACACCGCACATAACCCTCGCTGTCAATAGAGGGAATGGCGGCAAGCCTATGATGAGCAATTCCCTGACAAACTGGGTTCCTGTTAAGACCGAGCTATATGTTACTGGCATCGTTGAGGAGGTTGCTGCCTCTGAGTCGAAGACTCTCAAGGAGTCATCCTCCTCTGCTGGAGCAGTACCTGCTGTGCTGAGCGAAAGCATTGTCCACCTCGAAAACCTCAAACCGGCACAGCTCTTGGCATTTTTGAAGACCTGGAATGAGAACAGCGACCAGTATCACATATCTGAGAAGGTTGATGGCAACTATATGGCTCTCGGGGTAGAGGGCGGGCGCTTTTATCTCAGGAGTAAGAACAGGGCTTGGTACTCTGCCGATCAAGTGCCGAACGTCTTCTTCTTGCATGACTTCAAGAGATTCTTCACCCTGCTCGAAAACATTCCATGGAATGAGATCATTGGAAGGCTAGCAAAGAAGTATCGCTTTAACTTTGCTGGTGACTTTGAAATAGAGGGAGAGGCTGTTCCTTCCTTTGATCATAACATCGTCGTGTATGATGAGAAGAAGATTGGGGACGGTGTTTTCATCATCTTCAACACAAAAACCAACATAGGTAAGGAACAGACTGGCCAGAAGGATCGGGCTCTGTCAAACCCTGATCTCTGGAAAGAGCTAGCTGCTCTTCTAAATCAGACAAGTCCAATCAAGTTCCACTCGGTACCAACCGTCTCTCTTGGCAACCTGTCCTTTGACAACCAACTGGTCCTGGATCTTTCAAGCCTGATAGACAAGCACGCCAATATTTTTGCAAACCCCGCTCGGACACCTGAGGACAAGGCGCTTAAGGCGTCTCTTATGGCAGCAGTCCTAAAAATCGGCAAGACAGCCAAACAGAGCATCCTACAGAAGAACATTCGCAGCCAGTTTGGGCCTGATGTAGAAGGTATCGTTATGGCTGGCCCTGGAGGGGACTTGATTAAGGTTGTTGACATTGACAAGTTCACTCAAACGAAGAAGGCAAACTGGCATTTTATTGACATGCTGATCGGTGCCGAGGAAGAGTTTAAGGCGGCAGTCAAGGATGACCCTCGAGCCCTTGTGAGTGCTCTGTCTAAGTGGGAAAGAAAAATTGCAGTCATCGAACGGGACTTCAAGAAGAACGGCACAAAGTTCCTCACGATTCAGAAGAAGTTTCAGGACACTGACAACAACATCAAATACGCAAAAGCACTCATCCAGGCCATGCGTAACGAGCTCAAGGCAGGAAATCCACCAGATGCCGTAGTGGAGAAGTATCGTGCCAGAGCCCTTGTAACAGAGGGCTATGGAAAGTTTCGACAGTCCTTTAGGTCTAACAAGGAACAGGAGACGGCTCCTACTCTTGAGGAGGGCGGGCACGTCTTTAAGATGCCAGCTTCTGCCATTCCTAGGGAGCTTGTAAAGCCCAACCTTAAAAGAGCAATGGAACTTGCAGGCCTCGGAAACGTTCAGTATGAGTTGATTGGCAACCAAAATAAGCCTGTAACCAATGACATTGACGTAGCCGTTGACATGAAGGATGTTGCCGAGGCTTACGGGATTGAGGATCCAGGGAAGTTCTGGGACTTGGTTGGGCCCATCATCGAACGAAAATCAAATGTGCAGGTTTCTGTAAACAGGGCATTCCAGCAGTTCCATCTAAGGGTTCCATTCCTTGACAAAAACGGTCAGCAGCTACCAACCACGCTTCCATCGGGTGAGGTCATCGACGATGAGCCTGGATTCATTCAGGTTGACGTGTTTGTTGGTTCAAAGGACTGGATGAGGGATACGAAGTCGGGCTCGCCCGCTGACAGCAAGTACAAGGCGAAAGTCCGCAACATATTCCTGATTGACATATTTGGTTCCTATCGCTGGTCTTTGCCCAATGACGAGCCGAACACATTCTGGCGTTACATATTTGGAGATCCTTCCGGCCTTCGGCTTGTTCAGTATCGAACTGATCCGACAACCGGCAAGTCTGTCAAAATTAGGGAGCAGGTTACGACCATGGACTCAAAGGTTGTGGCCGAGATGCTTTTTGGACCAGGAACAACCTGGGCAGACATCTCCTCCTTTGAGAAGCTTTTCTCTTTGTTCAAGAGCCCAAAGTTCAAGTTCCCAAGCAAGAGAGACGCCATACTTCAAACGTTCGTCAAGAGTCTTAAGAACGCCAAGACGGAAGTTCCGACAGAGGTAGCAGAATATTTGGCCTAGGCTCTTGGTGTAGCCAGAGGCACCTCCTATTTAGGAAAATGAGGTGCCTTCATGCCATTTCCTTCTTCGGGTCCTGTGGGTAGCAGCAAACTGACTTCGCTTCTGTTTTTCCTAATGATACTGCTTTGGAGCGCCTCGTGCCTTAACCAAGCACCAGGAAGTAGGCAGACAGTGAATCTGGCAACCGACCTCGATGAAATAGAAAATGGCC